TGAGATGTGAGCTCGACGAATTGAACACAATCAAAGCCCTCGAAATATCAAACAGAACCGGGTTAAGCGTGAATCGCATCGTCAACGAAATGCTCGCATCATTCGAAATTCAAACGGTTATGAGACTCAAAGGACTGCAGGGAGGCGCGTATGTGGAGGTCAAAACAATCCGAAAAGTGAGCACACCAAAACGTAATATCGCATAATAATCTCTCATTTTAATTCATCTCGCTAAAATCGGCCATAAATAGCCATATACATTGATTCGGATTTCATGTAGTTTTACGCGACGTGAAGACCGAAATCGAACAGTTTCGCGCTGGAGATACGCTGCAATGGCGCAAGAGTGAGCCGGACTACCCTGCAAGTGACGGGTGGTCGGCTCATTATCGTTTGAGCGGCGCACAGCAGATCGACGTCGATGCGGTTGCAAGCGGAGATGATTTCGACTTCACAATCAAACCTGTTGATAGTGATGATTATATCGCAGGAGAGTATTCTTACGCCGGGTGGGTCGAGAAGGGGAGCGGTGCGAGTTTGGAGAGGTACACGCTCTGGGTCGGCACGGTTACAATCACCCCCAACCTTGCCGCGCTAACAGGTACGACAGACAACCGCTCCTTCGCACGCATCGAACTTGAAAAGATCGAGACGGCGATTAAAAATTACTCCACCAATCCGGTAACAGAAATCGAGATTGCGGGACGGCGATTCGTAAGGCCGGAGCTTTCTGATCTACTCAAACTGCGGTCTCAGATACGTGCCGAGATTGAACAGGAAGCAGATGCAGTACGGATTGAACAAGGGCTTGGCGGTAAAAAAGTGCTCGTGAGAATGGGAGCTACATCGTGAACATTTTCAAGAAAACCTTCCTTAGGTTATTCCCCAGAAGTAAAACTTTCAAACGTCGTTATGAAGCTGCGAAGCAAAACCGCATAAATGTTGGCTGGCTCACCAGTCAGACTCAGATTGACGCCGATATTCGTGAGGGACTCGTACCGGTTCGGGCGCGGGCGCGTGACCTCGAACAGAATGAAGCCATTGCAAAAAAATATATTCGTCTTTGCCGGAAGAACATCCCCGGAGCTTATGGCTTTGCCTTAAAAATGAAGGTTAAGTACAAGGACGCGAGCGGCAAAACTATCAGCGACAAAGAGGCGAACGATAAGATCACCGAAGCATGGATTGACTGGGGCAAGAAAGAGAATTGCGATGCGAGCGGGCAAAACTCGTTCAGATCAATTCAGCATCTCATTGCTATTCACGCCATGCGTGATGGCGAGTTCCTCGTCCGAGGGGTCAAGAAGCCGTCGAAGTACGGATTCCAGCTTCAGGTTCTGGACCCGGAAATTATCGATGAGACCTATAACGCCAAGCTTGAGAATGGAAATGTCGTCATCATGGGAATTGAGCTTGACCAATGGAGACGGAGAGTAGCGTTCCACATCAAAAAGTATCGACCTGAATTTGCTGCCTACGGATTGGGATACGTGCAGGAGCGAGAGCGCGTATCGGCATCCGAAATGTATTACGATTTCGATAAGAGCCGGGCGTTTCAAACTCGCGGTATGAGCGAAATGTCGGCATCCATGCTGCGGATGTGGAAGATCAAAGAATATGAATCAGCAGTCGTATCAAACGCGACAATAGCAGCGCGACGACTGGGATTCCTCGAATCAAAACCGGAGGAAAGCCCGGCGACATTCACAGGAACAGACACTGACACAGATGGTAACGTCGTCATTGATACGGAAGAGGGTAGTTTCCATCAGCTCCCTCGCGGTTGGCACATCAACATGCCGGACGCGAATTTCCCCAACGATCAGCACGAGCCCTTTGTAAAGTCCGAAATGCGGATGGCTGCAAGCGGACTTGACGTATCATATATGACGCTGGCGAGTGATCCAGGTGATGCCAATTACAGTTCGGCACGAGTGGCCTTACTCGATGAAAAAGAAACATGGATGATGCTCCAAGAATGGATTATCGAATCATTCCTTGAACCGGTTTTTGCTGCATGGTTAGAGATGGCATTCCTCACTGGAGCGTTACGACTCGATGGACGGCGGATTGAACCTCTGGCAGATTTCGATTATTACAACAAGCCGCTCTTCGTGGGGCGCAGGTGGCCTTGGGTAGACCCGGAGAAAGACGCACAGGCGATTCGATTGAAACTCAAAATGGGATTGACTTCCCTCGTAAGGGAGGCGGCACAGAACGGCGACGACTTGGAAGAGTTGTTCCAAGAAGCACAGTACGCGAATGAGCTGGCGAAGCAATACGGTGTAACGATCAGCTTAGACGATAAGAAATCCGCGGATGAGAAACCGACGGAAGAGAAGTCCGACGGCAAGAACGGCAAGCCGACAACAAAAGCATTGCAAACGATAATGGAGAACTGAGATGTTGACAAAAGAACAGATGCAGTCGATACAGGAATCCTTCAAACGGCAGGGGGTTTGCCGGATAGCAGAGACATTGCCCGAAAGTTATAGCAGCGTAAGCCGTTCAATCCGGGTTGTGGCCGCAAGCTCGAAACCGACACCAATGATTGATTGGGATCGGTGGATGATCGTTGATGAAATCCTACTCATGGAGGGGATGGAGCTTCCGGCGGGACGGTCGCAAGTTCCGTTGCTGGATGCTCACAATCGTTTTACTGTCGATGCGATACTCGGTAATGCGAGGGATTTTGAAACGGTGGGGGACAAGAAAGAGGCGACGATCCATTTCTCCAGCATCGAGCGGGCGGTGAACGCTGAAACTCTTGCGCGAGAAGGTCATCTGACAGATTTATCCGTCGGATATTCCCGCTCGGAATCGTTCTTTGTGCCGGAGGGAGAGAAACAGATCATTGCCGGCAAGGAATATACCGGGCCGGTGAAAGTCACGACCAAGTGGATGCTCAGGGAGCTGAGTCTTGTACCTATCGGCGCGGATGAAAACGCGGTCACTAAGAGTTTGAGAATGAACTCGGAAGCAATGGAAGAACTGCAATCAATGGGTATGCGTGCAGACGCAGATGACCGCGAACTATTAACATATCTTAAACGAATTTTTGAAACAAAGCCCGTCGGGACAGCCGGGGGGGAAAAAACAACAACACAAGGAGTAAGAACAATGGACATCACGAAACCGGCTGACCTTCCAACGAAGACAGCTGATCAGATTCTCGCCGAAGAGCGTCAGCGCGTATCTGAGATCGAAAAGATCGGCAAGCGATTCTCTGCGAAAGTGGAGAAGCTTGACGAAATGCAACGCAAAGCCGTCGACGAAGGATGGACGGTTGACCGATTCAAGTATGAATTGGCCGAGCGTGTATCGAACGGTGTAGAGCCGGTACAAACGCCGGACTCGCAGCTCGATCTCACGGTCAAGGAAACGAAGCGATATTCTCTCCTCCGGTTGATTCAGCATCAGCTCGATGGACGGATCAAGGCGGACTTCGAGATCGAATGCTCGAACGAGATAGCAAAGCGGATCGGTGATAATCCGCAAGGGTACTTCATTCCCTGGGATATCCAGAATCGTGATCTTGCCATTTCGATTGCCTCCGAAGGCGAGATGCGGAAACTCGCATTACTCGCCGAGCGTCACGGGATGCACCACGCGGCCAGGGCATTAACGAGCGTGGCAGCGACAGGTGCGGCAGAGCTTGTCGGAACGAATCTTCGGGCAGACCTGTTTGTCGAGCTTCTCAGGAACCGTTCAATTTCTGGACGGGTTGGGGTGACGATCCTGAACGGCCTCCAAGGCAACCTCAGCATCCCTCGCCAGACCGGCGCGTCAACGTGGGAGTGGACTGGCGAAGCCGGCACGACAACGGGATCAGCTCTGACGACCGGATCGATCAGCATGACGCCGAAAGAAGGGCGTGCTTTCCAAGAATACACGCGAATGTTGCTCTTGCAGAGCAGCCCGTCGATTGAGTTGCTCGTGCAGAATGATCTTCTCGCGGTGGCGTTGCTCGGAATCGACAAGGCGGTGTTTCACGGGTCAGGTAGTTCTAACCAGCCGAAGGGGATTGCGAATGAGTCTGGGATCGGCGCAGTAACGGGAACAGACATGGGATGGGATGCTGTGGTCGAGTTTGAAACGGACGTGGCAGTCGGGAATGCGGACGTGGCGCGGATGTTCTACGTCACAAACGCTTCGGTGCGTGGACTGATGAAGACACGATCAAAAGTCCCGAACTTCCCGCAGTACCTCATGGACGACAATGGGAACGTGAACGGTTATCCGAGCGCGATTTCGAATCAGATTTCATCGGGATATATTTTCTTCGGTGATTTCAGTCCAGAGATTCTCGGTTACTGGGGCAATCTCGATGTACTGGTGAATCCGTTTGCGAAGGACAAGGAAGGTATCACGCGGGTGAATATCTTCGCAGATGTTGATTGTGCCCTTCGTCAAGCGGCTTCAATCTCGGTCTCAAGCACCGTGAGTTGAGGAAGAGAGTGAATAACGAGGCCGTCCTCTCGACGGCCTCATCATTATCAATCATTATCGGATCGAAAGGAGTTATTCAAATGGGTGGAAAACTCATAAAAGCAGTAGTGACATTCCCAATTTTTTTCGCGGGCGTAAGCAAGAAACCGGGGGACGTCATTGAGGGTATGGAAGATGAAGTCAACGCCATCGTCGGGATGGATCGGGCAACAAAAGAGATGGCATGGAAGCCCGCCAAGTCAGAAAAGAAAGGCGCGGCAGCATGAAGAGACTCTGGATTCTGGGCGCGTGTCTGTTGCAGTTTATCGCATTTTTGGATGCGCAGACGTTCAAAAGCCCTGCGGGTACTGCAACATTTTATCGCCACACGATTGCTCTGGATGCGGCGTACACGAGTTCGCAAAACGATACATCGGGATCAGTCACCATTGGGGGCGCGACATATCTCACCGTGACGGTGACGGTGAACGATTCAGCGAAACTGGATTATTACGTCGATAAGCGGATCCGAAACGCAATCGGAGTGACGACATGGACAAATATCATTACCGATAGTCTGATCAATACATCCTCGACCTCCAACTCAGGGTTAAAGCAGGAGTACATCTTGCGGTTACCTGGGACGGAGAAACTGGACGGTATGGACGTGAATATCAGGACGAGAAAGGCATGGCGGGCTTCGCAGCCCGGCACGTCGAGTGCGACATACTCAGAAATTCTGAACTGGAAGCCCTGACCGTGTTGGTTCTCATCGACGAGTTCTTTTGTGACCTTGTTGCTACGCTGAGAGGAAGTCTTTCTCATCTCGATGCCGGTGACACTGAAATTCCGTTACGGTATGGGGCTGCGGATAATGTGGAACTGGCATCGAGGTTTACCCAGTCGCGGGATGCATGGTTGCGTATAGTCGATTTGAAGCTCAAGCGTCAGGGTACTATTGCATCCGGCAAGATTGTGAAATGTAGAATCGAAGGGGATGCGTCGGGGATTCCTGCCGGAGTTTCTCTCGGTGTCTCATCAGACATTGAATGCGACACCATTGGAGATGAGTTTGTGTGGATAAGATTCTACTTCCCCGTCTTTGTTCGTCTAAAGGTCAATACCGCTTATCATGTAATCCTTCAAGGCGATTATTCCGCGTCTCCGACGGACAATATCCTCTGGCGGTCAGAGACAGTTTCATCCGGCGGGAATCAGCGTATAAAAGATGCTACATGGTCGGTGGTCGGGACGGAAAGTTTCGAATCCGTTACGGAGGAGTGGGATGATCGAGGATCGGATTTTGCAGAGCCGATCATTTATACAAATCCATCGGGTGCAAAAAAAACCATTGCGGCGATATACGATGCTCCGTTTCAGCCCATCACGATTGAGGGTGTTGTGTATCAATCTTCTCAGCCGAAAGTTGCGTGTAAAACTGATGATGTCTTGGATGCAACAAACAACTCGACGGTAAATGTGCGGGGAACGTCGTACAACGTAATAGCGGTTGAACCCGACGGCACGGGATTAACGGTACTGATCCTGAGTAAGGATTGAAATGGGACTTCGACAAGACATCATCGACAAGATCGAAACGAAGTTCAAAACCATCCTGGTCGTCAATGGATATCACACCAACCTCGGCAACAATGTGTTTGTGTGGAGGCCGGGGATATTACAGGCAGATGAGTTACCGGCAATCGTTGTGCGGGATGTCTGGGATGTGATAGATTCGGAGGGAGAGTTTGGCCCGAAGAATGTTTTTACACACATGATGCAGGTTGAATCGGAGGTGGTAGCGGGGGGAGCGTCCAGCGATAAAACGGTTAGGCAAATGATCGCGGACGTTCACAAAGCGATTGGCGTGGACGATACCTGGGACGGGAAAGCGGTGACAACGATATTGAATAATGGTATCTCCGAGAGCGGTACTCCTGCGGACGAGATGAACGTCCAGCAAGAGGGCAACATCATCGCGGGGGCAAAGATTAGATTTCGAGTGCTTTACAGAACAACAAAATGGGGTGAATCGTGAACATGAAGTTTGAAAACAAGGTGCTGATTCCAAAGCCGGAGTCTGAACAGATTGAAAAAACAAAGCCGACATCAACGGTCGCTCCACGGCCGGGGATGGAGACGATGCGTGATCCTGAGAGTGGCAAACTCGGATACTGTATCGATGGCAAATTTGTGGAGAAAGGAGACATGGAATGAAGCTAATCAAACGCCAAGCATTATTGGCAAAACAAGAGGCAACCCAGGGTACACCTGTCGTGCCATCGGCATCAACGGATGCACTCAGGGTGCTCGGCAATATAGACATCACGGTTGAGAAGGAGTTGCTTGTCAGAGACTTCCGGCGGGCATCACTTGACAAGCTGGCCTCGGTGGTGGGGACACGGTTTTTCAAGGTGAAATTCTCGACGGAACTGATTGGATCGGGGACGGTTGGCGATGCAACGATTCCCGGTTACAAAGCCATTGATGCACTGATTCAGGCGTGCGCATTCACATCGACATCGGTTGCCTCGACGTCGATCACCTATGCGCCAGTATCAAGCGCGGCATCGGGGAGCTACTACGGGCCGGGGAAAAGCGTGACGCTGGAATGCTACAAAGACGGGTTGAAGTACATTGTTGCGGGGGCTCTGGGAACGTGCAAGAAAAGAATCATTGCCGGTCAGTTCGGATTCCTCGATTTCGAGTTTTGGGGAATGTATTCTGCACCGACGGATGTTTCTGTTCCGACGGTGACGATTACGGCTCCAGTGCCAGCCGTGTTTCAATCCGCTACAATCAGTGTGCAAGGCTTCGCTGCTATACTGCGCGAGATCGAGATTGACGTGGCTAACGCAGTCAGTATGAGACTCGATGCGGCGAGCGCGAATGCCGTCAAGGGATTCGTCATAACAGACCGGGACCCGAAGGGCATGGTGAAAGTCGAGGGCGAATCGGTGGCTGTTCACGATTTCTATGGCAAACTCATCAGTGGTGCGGAAGCATCAAGCTCATTCGTGCTCGGTGCGACGGCGGGGAACATCATCACTTGCACGTATCCCAAATCTCAGTATACCAGCGTGGACCATGAGGAGGCGGACAACTTCCTGCTCTTCGGTATCCCGATGAAATTCAACGGGAACTCTGGCGATGATTGGGAAGGTTGGGTCGTCACCTAATGGCAGTCCTTGCCTTTGATTCGGCGCAGACGCGGAAGTATTCTCTCAAGCGAGATACCGGGGAGAATAAAACCTTCTTCCTCCTCGGTGGTTTGAATTCCAAACTATCAGCCTATATTCACGACCATCAGACGAGCTTCTCGGTCGGGGCTGGCGGCTCGAACGGTCAGGCGGATGTCAGTATCAATATCAGCGAGCGTGACCGTCTGGCGGTGAAGTTTGGACTGCGCGGATGGGAAAACTTCAAAGATTCGAAAGGGAAAGAGGTCGTTTTCCAGCGCACGAAACTTGGTCTGAATGGCCTTGCTCCTACGGATGGTCTGACGGATGAATGTCTTGACTCGGTGAAACCGTATATTGCTGAGTTGGCGACTGAGATTCTCCGGGACGATGTCTTCACGGAGGCCGATGAAAAAAACTGATCTGCGCGTTGGAGGTCATGCATGATGCCAACGCGCTTGCTCACTCTGATTTCGCAGACGACAACGGCAATCCGATCAGCAAACAGGAGTTCGTCAGGAATCTCAAACCGTATATTGACGCGGCAGAACTGATTATAGACATTGAAAACGGTCGGGTTCATCCAACGATGGCAGAGTATTTGTTGTTACCATCATGGATCAGACCTGCAAGATCAACATACAGGAGGTTCATTAACGAACGCAATGGCAAGTCCCCTAACTCTCACCCTAAGAATCCCGGCAGAAATTCTCGATAAAACGAACCGAGCGTTCGCCAAGGCCGAAGTCTCTGCGCTGAACAAAATGGCAGCTCAAGCGAAGACGTTTGCGAATCGGGAGATACGATCAACCTATAACGTCAGGGCGGGACTCGTTTCAGATTCAATCAGAATCAAAAGAGCGTCGAGCAGCAATCCAAAAGCTGCGTTGCAGATCACCGGCAAACGCCTTTCTCTCGCATTATTCTCTGCACGTCAGACGGCAAAAGGTGTGACATTCGCGGTATTCAAAGGAGCGAGGAAGCTTCTACCTCATCGGTTTATCATTAAGAAATTCAGCGGAGGGGTCTTCGAACGATTAGGCAAGTCGAGATTCCCAATCAGAAAACTTTCAACGCTTTCCGTTCCTCAGATGTTCAAAGCCAAAAGAGTCATGCCGAAGATCGACGAGTTTGTCGATGCTAACTTGCCGCGAATCTACAACCATGAATTGAAATTCTATCTCTCGAAATGAAGAACCGGGAACTCCAATATATACTCTCGATGAGAGACGAGGCAAGCGCGACATGGAGTAAATTCCAAAATGAAGTTGAGCGTGGGTTCAAAAAGGTTCAGGCGATTGCTCAGAATTTCGGTGGGGTAATAGCGGGAGTGTTTGGGGTGTTTGCGTTGAAAGGATTCGTCACAGCGTCGAATGAGGCAGAGGTATCAAGCGCGAGACTCGGCGCAGCACTCAAAGCTCAGGGGATAACCAGCGATTCTGTCAAGACGCAGATGGAAAATTTCTCCGCATCTCTCCAGAAAGTGACGACATTCAGCGACGAGACGATTACGGACGTGCAAACTCTTCTTGTCTCGATGACCGGACTCTCCGGCAAGGCGGTACAACCTCTCACCAAAGCAACACTTGATCTTGCGACGGGTATGAAGATCGATGTAGAGATGGCGGCAAAACTCATTGCGAAAAGTTCTGAGGGTGCAGAGGGTCTGAAAAAGATGGGGATTGAGATTGGCGCGACATCATCCGAAGCAGAAAGAATGGCAAAGGTTATTGCGGAGGTCGAGAAACGATTCGGTGGTATGGCCGAAGCAGCTGGGGACACGGCAGCCGGGAAGATCACACAATTCAAGAACGCGGTGAATGACCTTGAAGAAAGATTTGGGGAAATCATCAAGCGGGTGCTTACGGGTGTTCTTCCCGTACTTAACAAATTCCTCGACGTGATACAGGAATTACCAACTCCGGTTCTTGCTGCGACTCTCGTAATAGGCGGATTGACAGCCGCGATATTTGCGCTCAATGCCGCTCTACTCACCAACCCGATCACGCTTGCGATTATAGGCATCACCGGTGCGACCATCGGATTGAGTATGGCGATAGCGGAGTCAGCGAGGGACATGGGGAGGGCGACAGGCGAACTGAAAATCATGCGTGAGGGATTGATTGAGGGAACGAAGGCCGCAGAAGATTTTGGGCAAGCCGCCAAAGGGATTGTCTTCTCCAGCGATTTCAAAATGAGCGCGAAGGAAGTCAAAAATGCTGTTGAGCAATTCAAAGCAATGGGCGGGGTTCTCGACGAGGCGTTTACATCAAAACCGGCATTGACTCTCAAACAGATGACCGATCAAGTCAAAGTATTACAACAAGAGCTTGAAGGGTTGATTCCTGGTAGTGATGCGTTTGTGATGAAGAATCTCGAACTCATCGCGGCCCAGAGGCGGCTTGACTTATCGACAAAAGTAGTGTCGGGATCGCTCGGCGATTTGCAGTTACGTCTCAAGATACTCCAGGAAGACCTCGACAAACTCCCAACGGGGACAAACGCATGGATCAAGAAATTGAATGAGGTCGTTATTGTAAGCGGTCAAGTCACGGAAACACAAAACAAAGTAAAGTCTGCTCTGGACGCGGCACAAGCTCCGATGAAAGCACAGGCGGAGCAATCCAAGAAGCTCGGCGAGGCGTATCAGAAAGCTCGCGAGATGCACTTACGTTTCAGGGAGGAACTGGAGAAGGATATCAAGCAGCCGGTAAGCGGTGTGGAAGTTCAGCCCGTATTCGATTTGATGCCGGAGGCGACGTTCAACGAGATTCAGGCGAAGCTTGCGGTATTGCAAGCCCAAATCGAAAACATGAAAATATCGGATCCGCTGCTTGGATTCAAGCTTGAGATGTTGGATGCTCTTCAGGCGAAACTCGGATCGGCACTGGTGACACCGCTACAAAAATTCAAACAAGATTTCGCATCCATTGCGCGAGTGGCGAAGCAGGGATTTGGTTTGATCGCGCAGGTATCGGCCCAAGCGTCTCAGTCGGAGATCGACGACATTGAAACCCGCAAAGAGACAGAACTTGCAGCGATTGACGAGCAGTTGAAATCGACAACGATAAGCGAGGAAGAGCGTGCGAGACTCATTGCTCAGCGCGGAGAACTCGAGAAGAAATTCAGAGCAGAGAACGCTGCAGCGCGGGCGCGACAATTCGAGAGTGAGAAGCAGCAACGGATTATCATGTCGATCATTGATACGGCAAGCGCCGTGGTGGAAGCTCTACCGAATATCCCGCTTGCGATTATTGTCGGTGCATTAGGACTCGCTCAGACGGCGATCATAGCATCTCAGTCTGCTCCTAAATTCCACGAGGGAGGGAAAGTCCCGGCATATCATTCCTCCTCGGATGTCAAGGTCGCTCATGGCGGATTGTATTTCGATGCTCCTCGTACTCAAGAGATTCCAATTCTCGTGCGTGGCGGTGAAACTATCAGGACGGAAGAGCAGGAAAGACAGTTCCAAGAGTCGGCGAGGCAGGATGGACAGCAGCCGGTGACGAATAACCAATACACGACATTGACACTAAATATCAACGGCCCGATAGCAGATAAGGCGGCGTTCAAGAGGATTGTGGAAGACGGCATGAGGGAGATTGGTGTGACGGACGTGAGCAAGTATTTCCGGAATCAACGGAACGTAGTTTCGGTGACTGCATCGTGAAGCTAACTCCGAGCGCAGCATATACGATATTGGCGAAAGGCGGGTCGAAAGAAATCAGCTGGCGCGTCTACATGAGGAACGTAAGTACGCTTGACGTTGCTCTGAGCGGGACATGGACAGAAGTAACGGATCGGATCGAGTGGTCGAATTTCCCTTCCATTGCCTCTCGCATCGAAGAAGGCATAGGACAATTCTCTGCCGATGCAATCACGTTGACCGCGAAAGGCATTTCGTGGTTCAAGACAAACTTCTTCGACGTTGCCGGATACGTCGAATTGAAAATCCTGTTTCAGATTGAGGGGGCGGCGGATGTAATACCAATGGCCGCGAGATTCGTTGACAAATCCGGCGTGACTTCGGACGAGAAATCGGGTGTAACAACATTTACAGCGTTCAGCGTCGAGGATGTTGGATCGAGAATGGCTGCTGAGGTGGTATCAACTCAATTTCTTTCCGACGATATTGACGGGTCCAGCACCGATGGGCTGGTGTTGCAGGGTATTACGGGGATGTACGTCGAGGACGCTAACATTGCGAGTTATCCCCTGAAGATTGGAACACACCAGGTCAATTATGAGTACAACGGGGGATCACGGCGAGTGCGGATGGATGAGGGGGCATGGGTATCATTGACCACGCCAGACACATCCTACACGCTTGGTGACGGCGAAACTGCGGGTGAAGATACTCAGAGATTGAAAATCCACATTAGGAGTTTGAGCAATCTTTCTGGCAGCGATCAGAATGATGAGGTTATCGGGGTAACACCGTCAACGACATTGCCACAGCAGTGGTATCGGAATATCCTCGCGCGTCGATTATTGCCTCTCATCTACGAGGTGATCGGAATCGATACGGTCACGATGGATACGCTCCAGATGAATACCTATGATGGTAATTTCCGGGTACAGTTCTATGACATCCCACCGAATGACGTAGCCATCACGGGAACACGGCAGGCAATAGCGACCGACGGGACAGACTTATACATGGCAGTCGCGGGACGGATTTACAAACGCGAGGTCGAAACGGGGATCTATACTCGGATAGCGACGATACCGAACGGTACATTTGCTCCACTGGTGAGACGGATGTGGTATAACGCGAGGAATAACCATCTCTGGCTGCTTTATGACTCGACAGAATCCGGAACATTCAAACATCATTTGATTCGACGTTTAGCTTTGTCGACTCTGACGCTGAGTGCAGAGGTGGTTTTGCAGGATCAGGGTACGAATCCTCTGGACAAAAATTCGATGGAGTTGGTCGATTACAACTATACCGGATCAAGCTATAAATATGGATTATTATTCACCGATCCAGTCAACGACGGATTTACGGAGGCCGTCCGGTTTATGGATGGAACGTCTCTCACCATTGTCGACACAGGTGTCGCACCGACACTGACAATTCAGAGCAAATTTCTTTTTGAGAAAGAGGCAGGAAAGTTTTGGTATAAGGGCGACCAGGGCGGGAACGATGCTTATGCAGAGATCGAGATCAACTCGTCCGGCGCATGGATCGACAACGACGTACAGCTTGCGAGTGTTCCAGCATATTCAGTAGCGCGATTCAATCCGGTCGATAGTCGGATAGTCTATACGCCGAGCGCGGGGATCATCCGCTCGCACATATTAACAGACGTGACAACGACGACACATCTTAACAATGCTGGAGATACCGTAAACTGGATCATCTATAACGACGGCAAGACGTACTTCACAACCGGTATTTACAACGCTTACAGCGTCAGTGGTACAGATGCGGCGGTGCTTATGGCATCGAGCGACGAGAATATCAGTACGGGTTATGACGGGGCAGGGTTGATATTTCTGGATAGACTTTACGGATTGAACTCAAGTGAGGGGGAGCTGTTCCATGTTCACGACAAGGTGGACTTCATAATCTCGATAGCGCGATTTGCTGACTCGTCTATTACACAGGCACTCCACGACGTACTCAACGGATTCAATCTGATTGGGAAAACAACGGCAATCAAGACGGCGTTTGTTTATCGCCGAGGGGATGCAGCGGGGAATCCTACGTCAACCGGCGATTCTCTGGTTGTCAACATTGGTGTCGCGGCAGAACTCACGGAGGAATTACTGCATTCTCCGGCAATTGCGTTTGTCTCTGTCGCAAACGATACTCTCACAGAGACATACGACGGGACTATATTTGGATCCGTCGTTCTATCAGACGTTCGGAAATTAGAGCATAGCAGTTCTTTTATTCCCGATATCATCATCCAGGATTTGGCGTTCTATCTGTTTCAATACTTCAAAACGGATCGATCATTGTATCGTATCAAATGCGGAGTCTTGCCGATGTTTCACATCGAGCCGTTTGATCTCTTGGAGGTGGAATTCGATAGCACGCAGATCCAGAAAGTATCGTCCGGGCCGATATACTCAGTCGGGTACGAGAGAGACGGGTCAATGTCTCTGGAGGTGCTGTTATGAGCAATCCCCGATTCGGTTACACAAACCTCTCGGCGCGAGTAGTTTCCGTGTCACATGAAGACCCGGATCATACGGTGGAGAATCTGTCGTCATATTTCGCACGCGACTTTTGGCAATGCCTTGATCCGAATCCGGGGCGAGTTGACTTCGATTTTGGTGCAGCACGAAATCGTAACTACATTATGATCGAAAATCACAATCTTTCAGAATTAGGCGGGGATTATGTGCCGAAGTTGCAAGCTGCTGATGATGCGGCATTCACGACCGGAGTGGTGACGGTGATCGCTGATTTGAGCGTAGTAACGGATGATCCCTATTTTGCGACGTTCAGTGATGTCTCGAAACGGTACTGGAGATTGATTCACGACTCCGGGATACAGGCGACGGCGGCGATGAAGATCGGAAATATCTTTGTCGATGACCTTCTCGACTTCGGGTATCCCTATGATTTTCCCTGTAATGCCAAGAATACAAAGTTTTTGACATCAGAGCAGGAATCTCTCGACGGAACGATCAGGACATCCCAACCGTTCATTGGACGGTTTACGTGGTTGATAAGTTTCTCCAAACCTGGACTGTCGAATGCAAGGATCGCACGCTTCCAGACATTCTTCTCGACGGTAAGGGGGAAGCTCAGACCATTCTATTTCATCGATGTGGATGATCTTATATTTTTCGTCATGTTGGATGTTGACGTTGATCCGGTGCAGCTCTTCCGGTCGAATTTGAATCTCACCGGCCCGATACCCATGAAAGAAGTCTTTGCAACGAGGGAAGATCAGGACGTGACACAGTTCTTTATTTTGGATGAAAGCTTTTTGGACGGAGAGGATATACTCGCATGACAAGATTGTTGATCGCATCATTATTGTTTGTCTCTGTTGGGTTCGGGCAGCAGACCTACACGCCGAACTTCCGTTTCCCACTGAGGAATCCACACGAGATATTACCGGCAGGAAGTAAGACCGACACGACGAGCAATACAGGATTGAACGGAATTACACTGAAGGCCGATACGTGGTTAGGCCACTACTTCGGACGGGGAACGGATACGCTTAGGAACATCAACAAGTTCCGAGTGGGGAGTGTTACGTGGCGACTACCGACGGCAGACGGGACAAGCGGGCAAGCTTTGACGACGAATGGATCGGGACTTCTGAGTTTTGGATCCGTCCTGCCGAGTCTTACCAATCATCATATTTTTGTGGGCAACGGATCGAGCGTAGCGACCGACGTGGCAATGAGTGGTGACGCGACGATCATAAACACAGGAGCTTTGACGATTGCCAATGATGCCGTGAGTTACGCCAAAATGCAGAACGTCTCAACGAACAACCGACTATTGGGCAGGGCGACATCCGGAGCGGGGGATGTGGAGGAGATCACAGTCGGGACAGGACTGAGCATCACGGGTACGACTCTGAATGCTGCTCATACGATCCTGAGCGCGTCACACACAGATGCATTGGCGGGGACAGTGGTACGCGGCGACATGATATATGGGAATTCTACTCCGGCATGGGCGAGACTGGCGAAGGGAACTACGAGTCAGATTATGATGATGAACTCCGGGGCGACAGAACCGGCGTGGACAAGCCTGCTTTTCAACTGCGACCTCGACGGGCTTGATGCAACACTGTTAGACGCAAGAATTTATTTTCTCATTCGGACGGGATCGGGAGTCGGTATCGGTTTTACACGTAAGGATGCCCAAACAGTTAGGTTAAGTATTCAGGACGCTGGGTTAAATATAAGGGGGCTTATTCAAGCGACTGGTAATCAAACATTGACACCAAATTTTACATTTCAAGGGAATAATACTACAAGTGGTATTTCGGATCTTTCTGGCGGGGCACATTTATTGATGTCAAGTGTTTCAACTGGATCACAAACAATCGGTACTTATCAGAATTTTATGGAGTTTACAACTTCTACAAATCTGACAGTTACATTAGCAAGTGCAGCAAATAGTGTTGGTGTGCCACAGACAATAATGAATAAATTATCAACACTCGGTACAAGAAGGATGTTTATTAATGGCACGGTCTCTGGAGATGCTTCTATTGTATTAGCAAAATCCGGTGACTACCTAAGTATAACAACATCTGGGGCCGTAAATGGTTGGAGAGTATACGGTGGTATGTCACACGGTGAACCAATACACCCAGTCGATAACGGTTATATAGCTCAAACTACGGATAATACACAGACACACATTGATACGATTTTACTCGATGACAATACGACGACGATATTAACGGCGACTGTCGGGGCACATCGTACAGGCGGGGGATCGGGAACGGCTCAGGATGGAGCATCCTATAAATTTGTAGCGACATGGAAGGTGATTTCCAACGTGGCTGCGATCATCGGCAGTATTGCGTCACTCGTTAGCTCGGAGGATCAGGCCGGATGGGATGCGACATTCACATCAAGCGGGCAATCGGTTTTTGTTAGCGTCACAGGTGCTGCGGGGAACAACATAGATTGGGATTGTTGGGTGGACATTAAAAAAGTTAAATAAAGGAGATAAGATGAAAACAACAGTTTTGTGCATCATGCTGATCGCGTTGAGTTTGAATGCTCACGCAGGTAAACCGACGGCGAAAATTGATACTCTCAAACTCGACGCACTCGGCGGAGTATCTCGATTCGTTGCGGGGTGGGAGGTTACAGCTACAACCACGACCGACTCGTTTGTTGTTCCCATTGCGGGGAGTTACGCTCTGGTTATCAATCACGGATCGATAGGTGACACACTGAAAATATCTTGGGCGCAGCCGGGCAGGGCCAACATGTTCTCGACGGAATTGATAGGTGGACACGACGCAATCAGTTTTGAGTTTCCAGAGAACATCATAAAGCACATAGTCCTCAAGGCGGCATCGGGAACGATTGGCACTCATGTTGTGATTAAGAGATAAGGAGTCGGAAATGAAAAGATTATTACTTACAATTCTCTGTCTGATATTACAGACATGTGAGGTCATCTATGCACAGTCAGGATATAGACCACCTTCCGGTGGAGGCGGAGCCGTCTCCTCGGTCTTCACCCGGACAGGAGCAGTAACAGCGCAGAGCGGGGATTATTCGTTCTCGCAGGTGGGGGGATTTGACGGCGGTGCACAGGCCGCATCCGGTTGGAAGAGGGTCGGCAATTATATCACTCTCGTAGATACGACAGATTCGGTGGGGGTGGGGACGGCGACACCCACAGTCACACTCGACGTAGAAGGGGGGATGAAAGTGAGTTCACTCTCAACATTAGCCGCGCTAACAGTTACCGGCGGAGCAGCACAGGTGAGTATCACGACAAGCAACGAGGATGGTGTAATTGCCGGTAATAACGAATTTTCGCTTAGGATTGATTCGCCGAACGATCAGCCACGCATATCACCCGCAGCTGTTCCCTCACATTTACACGTGGAATCGGGTGGCAATGCTGATTTGGTATTGAACGCATGGACCAGTAC